TTTATGCTTTACTCGCATTTTTATATTTATTTTTTAATTCTTTATTTAATGGGTATATAAATTTATGTTTTTCTCCCTTTTTTACTCTTATTAGTTCACTTGTTTTATAAACTTTTTTTAAAACGCCAAATTGTTTATTTACACCTGTTTTACTATGGCTTCTAGAATGAATACTCTTTTTAGTGACAGGGTGTATAAATTCATCGCCTGTTTTGTGTGAGCTTATATGTATCCAATTCATAGCTTTATATATTGTACCCTTATGTTTATAATCGCTATCAGCATAACTTACTAATAACTTTACTAACTTATTTTCTTTTTTAAATATTTTTACACATCTTGCAACAACTTGTGTAGTTGTTTTTTGTTTACCATTCAAAGCTACCCTTACTAATTCGCTAACTTGTCCTTTTTTTAAATTAAAAGGTTTCTCTATTGACCCTACGCCATTATTAAAAATTACTACGCCACACCATTCTTTTTTATCATTAAAACAACTATACCCAACCATTGGCTGTGCAGGTAACCTTTTAGAATAATGAAATTTTTTACAGGCATAATTCATAGCTTTCCAAGATGCTTTTTTAATAATCATAATTCTCCTGCACTAACTGAATAAAATGCTTTTTCATATTTACTTACGATTTCTGCTATTTCTTCTTCAGCATTTTGCAAATCTTTTTCGTTAGCAAATGTTATTTTTATTGTTGGAGGCTTATTATTGTTTTCAGCAGTTAATTCATCAAAGTCAGGTTCTTCTAAGTCATCTTCATTTTGCCATACATCTAATCCCCATTCAGCTAGTTGTACACTATCCCATTCATTAGCTAACATATCCCATTCCCATTCTCCAAAACCTACATTATCTTTGACGATAAATTCTTGTTTTTGTTTTTCAGTAAGTCCTTTTGCTATTTTAATAGGCACCTCTTTCAATCCTGCTTCTTTACAAGCTCTGTATCTCATATTCCCACCTAAAATAACATTATTTTCATCTACTACAATAGGCCGAAGCTCTAGCATTTCAGGGAACTCTTTAATTGATTTTACTAATTTTTTAAACTTATCATCTTTAATTATTCTTGGGTTGTCTTTATTTGATATTAATTTACTGAGTTTTGTTTTCATAATATTTTTTTAATCCATTAATTTTTCTTTTGTATCTTTCCAGAGTCTATCTCTTTTTTTAGAAAGTGATGGCTCTGTTCTTTTTAATGTAGGTATGCCATCGACAGGTTTACTATCCATATACTTGCCACAACTACATTCTGCCTCTTTAGCAACCCATTTACCATCTCTATATACCAAAGTTGCCTTTGATATTTCTTTTGTTTCTTTACAACATTCGCAACTATATAGTGTCATTGTGTAATTTTTCTAATTCAAAGTGTAAGTGATTAATTGCTTTTCTTATATCTTCAGCCCCTCCATCATTGTGTTTGTTTTTACTTCTCAATAAATAAGTTACAGCTGTACCTACATTGTAAGATAAGTCAAAATTTTCTACTACATCTTTTGCCATATACCCGTTCTTGCCTTTATAGTAAGTTGGTATTTCATCTAAGTCTATCGGTGTCATTTTTATATCTATTTAAGTTTTTATTAAATTGTTTTCTTTCGTGTTGTTTAAGTTTATGGTCTAGTATAATAGCTATAGCAAGACAAGTTAACATTATAATTCCTAGACAAAAAAGAGTAAATTCTATCATAGTTTATCTATTAATTTAAGCAGCTGCTGAGGTGTATATATTCTTGAATCTCCATCATAATTTTCATACACGCTTGTAAAATTATCATCTTCATAAGTCCAAAGGCTTCTGACATTATTTTTAATATGATACCTTAATAGATTCTTTATTCCTTTGTAAGTTCTTTTAGTGTCCATTGTATTTTTTATATAGTTTTTTTATGCCATCATAAGAAGTAGAAATACACGAACCACAATTAGTGCGTGTATTAAAATTAGTGTTATGTATTGTATTATATAGTTCAATCATTTTTCTTTTTGCTGCTACATCTTTTGCTCTTCCTGTTTTTAAGTCTGGCCACAATTCTATTATCTCATTAATTATTTCTTGTGGTAAATCTTCAGGTGTATCTATTTCAGTTGTTTTATTCCAGTAGCCCTGAGGACAAGACATTGGTGCTAGTCGTGCTTTTATTTTCATAAAACATTTACAAACTTTACAAGATCCTGTAGGTTTAAAATAATAGACACAAGATTTGCAAAGCTCTATTCTGTCTTCATATATTTCTTCTTTTACAAAAAACTTCATCTTCTTTTATTTTTATACTTCTGTGTAGTAGGTTGAGAAAATCCAAACATCATAACGAAAGTATTATTTTTTACTGGATCATATATTTTTATTTTTTTTCTAACTTTTTTCATTTAGTGTCTCTTTTAAAATTGTTCTTACCTTATCTATTGTAGTAAACAGGCTGTTTCTACTTATTCTTGTTTTCTCTGCTAAACTATCAAGAGTGTTCCCCTCGTAATAATATAGTTCAAATATTTTTTTATCGTACCAATTAAAATTCTCAAGCTCTTTGTCAATTTCTTCTAGCTTGCGCCATTGATAATTTACTTCTTCGTTTGGAATGTTTTGTATGCTCTTATTAATAGAATAATTAAAGTGTTCAGAATCATCACAAGTAGTACAAGCACTATCGTAATAATTACTGTTAATATGTGTGTAATATTTTTTGTATTTATAATAATAAGGCGATCTTGTTGTTGTTAGTGCTCTTCGTAGTGCTACATTTCCATACTTTAATATTCCAAGTTTACCATCTTTCTCGTAAATTTTTTTTAATGTTTCAGGATTCATCTGTAAAAAATACAACATTAATTCCTGTACTGCTTCATCTATTTCATTATTGTCTCTTGTCCAAGATTTACAAACTATCTTAAATTTTTCTGTTAGCTTTGATATTACCAAATAAATATCAGTCATCATTGTTTATAGGCTCTAGCTTTTCAATTTGTATCACTAATTTGTCCAGCATTTCAGCTAACACAGTTTTGTAAGAACTTATTTTTGCTGCATTTTTTTTGTTTTCAATTCCTGCGAAAAAACCATTTGTCATTACTGTTACATTAATTGGAATTATCATCAGCCAAGTCCAATAATTATCCTCTTTATTGCCCTCACCATAATTGTTGTGATATTCCAGAATAATATCCAACACCTCTAAATATGCATTGTATTTTGCTTTTGTACTAATGTCCTGAATAAAGTCATCGGACATAGAAAGATAAGACTCAACAGCTTGTTTGTGTTCTTCATTAGCGTATATTGGCAATATCATACGCCAAAGTTATGAAAAAAGTTACATAATTTGTTTTTCTTTTTTTAAGTTATTAACAGCCTCTTTGTAATAACTGATTTTTTCGCTATATTCCACTCTAGTAATTTTTAATGTAGTCTTTGCTAAAAATTGTAATTCTTGTGCTGTACCATCTCCATACTTTGCATCTATATTTAATGCAAATTTATATTGTTCACCCTGTTTAAACATATTACACCCTACACATTGTGGCTGACAGTTTACTTCATCAAATCTTGTAGCTAAAAAACTTCTTGACTGAAAATGGCCATTTTGCATTCCTTTTTTATAATGCTTAATACACCCACAGGTGAAGCATTGCACCATTCCATACTCGTTAGAATCTCTGAGTCTTATATAAAGACTGAACCATTTGTCTAGTTCTTTTTTTAGTTTACTGATTGTCTTCATGATAACCTCTAGGAATTTCACAAGACATATGTACATTATAACCAAGCTTTGTTTTCATTTTATTTTGCTGTGTAGTCTGTCTTTCTTTATACATATTACCTCTAAGATCTTCATTTTCCTCCTGCACCTTTCTTCTCATTCTTGTAATACCCTCTACATTATGTATTTTACTTTGAGCAAACAAACATAAAAATTCATAAGCTGTCATGTCTTTTGTGTCTATTCCTTTTTTTTCAAGCTCATTATTCCAAAATCTAGCAATTAGTTTTGAATCACTATCTCTTAGCCTTTTGTCATTAGTTAATAGTTTCTTAATTTCATCTTTTGTTTTCATCTTATAGTATTTTGTTAAAAAAGCATTTTTATTTTTTTATTCAAATCTATTTTCCATAAATTAATATCATTACTTGCTTTAAATCCAACATGATTTCTTTTACCTTTTTCCCATACTCCATATTTTTCAAAACCTAAACTTTTCCAAAACTTATTACTTTCCAAATCAGTTCTGCATCTTAAAGTAAATCCTATCCTGGCAAACTCTTCACAAAATTGCCTACAAACATCTAATAAAGCAGAACCATAATGCAATCTTCTAGCATCATTTCTTATTGCAATTTGTTGAATTTTGGCATATCTATAACTACCCCTTGCGGGTGTTATTAAAACATAACCTACTGCATCTGCATTTGCTTCACAAATTAAAACAATAAAATTCCTCTTCCCCCCCCATACATAATCTTCCCAAATTGTTTTCTGAATAAATCCCACAGCATTTGCATTTTCTTTTTGTAATTTATCCACTAATAACATATCTTTAATAGTGCTTGTTCTTACTATAATATCCGACATTTTATCGTTATATAATATATTGATAATTCCTGTGCTGCAATCAAACTTTCCAAGATTCATTGTTTGAGTTTATTAATTATAAATAAAATTACAGCTGTTATTATTACCCATCCAATCATTTGAGTAGTTTTTTTGGTTCTTGATAATAAGGTACATTTTTTATCTTTAAAGTTTCTGTCTGATAAGTAGCATCATCTATCACTTTTTTGTGTGCATAAGTCCATTTGTAAAAAGTCCTGATATTTAAAAAAGGCTCATCCTTACCAAATCTTATGCCTAAGTGGAAAGCATCTACTATCTGATTAAAAGTCATTTTACAGAACCTTGTTTCTTTTTGTAAGTCTGCTGCAAAGATTTTAGCAAGGCTTGCCATAGTTTTACCATCTGTCTTGTGTCCTATCTCTATTGATGTTCTTGCTATAAGATCATACACTTTCTCTGTTAGCTTCATAAGGTTTTCATCTCTTAGTACTTTCATAGTAGTTCTTTGCCTTTCATATATTCACTTAATTGTGCATCTATCTTACTTGTAGGATTTTTTTTGTCTCTGCGTTCCCAAGTTCTTATAGCTGCTTTCCAATCTTTCATTTTGTTTTTACCTACCATCCAGCCCTTAGATTCATAGAAATCAATAAACGCTACTGCATCTATTTTATTATTCCTTTCGGAACAATAAACAGCAATATCAGAAATTGTAGGTTTTTTAAAATGCCCCTTATTATTAATACTTATATTATTATTAATTGTATTATTACTCTGTAGATTTTTATCTAATAGGGAATGAGATTTTTCCGACACACCCCCTTTCATAATTGTGATATACCTGTACTCTATTTCTTTAGTACCCTGTTTATAGGTGTATCTGACTTTTATATATCCGTAATTTACTAAGTCACTTATCCACCCTGATATAGTTCCTTTACTTTTATTATATAATTCTGAAAAATACTTATTAGAAGCATAACACTCTTTATTCATATTACATAAGGCTGTTATTTCTGCATATAATAATTTTACATTTGGTTTTAATCTGTTGTCATATCTAACTTCAGCTGATAATATTGCATAATAGTTTGGCCTTTCTATCATCTTAATTCATAAGTATAATTATAATCTTTGAGTGCTAATTTAATCAATTCTTGCTTTGTAAAAAAATCTTTGTAAGATGAAATTATATCTAATGTTAAATTATCTGACTTAATCCTTATACATTGTTGGTTTAACTCACTATGTGTAATACCATAATCTTTTAAATAAGCTATCATTTGTTGTATATCTATAAAACTTTTTTTATTGTTTTTAATTTCTGTATAATGATTGTAGATTTTATCAAATGTTTCTCTGTATAATTCCCAGGTTTTATAATTACTATCGTGCATTTTCTCATAATGATATATCAAACTTCTGTCACGGTTTAAACCTTTTGCAATTACTCTTTGATGTATATCATCTACCATTCGAGCTATACAGCTAACAGCACACCTGACTACCTGATAGCTTTGTTTTCTACTTTTATGCCCTACAGCACCCCTTGGAAGATTACACAAATCTTCTGTCAGGGTACATAGGTTGTAAAAAGTTTCTTCGTGATGTATATTTTTATTATATCTCATAATTAAAATGGTAAATCATCTTTGTCAGAAGTTACAAACTCAGCATCAGGTTCAAACCTTTCTACATTTTTATTTGAAAACCAATAACCATCTAAGCTTGTATAATACTTTCCATTAAATTCTCTTGAATATACATTACACATAATATCTATTGTATCACCCTCACTAAACTTATTTAGATTTTTAATTTTATCTTGGCCAAAAGCATTTATAACTACATCTTTGTTATACTCTGTATTTTGTTCTATTACTACACTTTGCTTTTGCCATTCCTTACCTGCTTTTGATATTCCTGATTCTATTGGTAGAATCTTTTTAATTTTACCTGTTATTGTTACACTCATCTTATTTGTTTTTTAAGTTATTAATTTGTTTTTTTAAATTATCTACTTCCTTTTTTTCTTCAAGTGTTTTAAAAATATTAGTACCATTATTTCTTTTATATATCTCTTGTAATTTATCTTGAAGAT